GCTTCTTCTGGGGGCGCTGCCGCAAGCAGAAATGCTGCCAGTGCGTTTATTTCGGGGGGAAGGCCGGTATCTATAACAACGGCATCGCAGCGGCCAATCGCGCAAACTACTAACACCAAAAACATCACTGTAAAACAGGAAAACCGACAAAGCTATACGTTCCAAGTGTCTGATCGCGATGCCGCATCCAAGCTGCAGTCTACCGTGAGTTCGCAGTCCTCGCAATCCACAAAGGATCTGGCACATGCGCTTAATTACGGGAGGTGATGCCTGATGGAAGCGACACAGCCCGCTCGACTTGGAGATTTTGAGTTTGACGCTATCATCAAACGCCCGGAAACATTGTCCAGCAAGATTCCTGACTACGCAACGGAAGAAGGATATAGCGCCAGTGACCACATCTGTCTGGAAGCGGTAACGCTCGATGTCACGGCGGTAATCTCCAACGCGCCGATTACATGGGCAGACCGACACCCGGCATCATCGAGCCGGGTGCAAAGCGCAGTAGAAGAACTGCGTCAGCTGTGGGAAAAAAGAACGCCAATGACCTTTACGGCCGGAGGCGATAGCTATGAGAACGTCTGCATCGAAAGTGTGACGTTCCCCAAAGAGGAAAGCAACAGCGAGCGTATTGAACTGAAGTTGAAGCAGGTGTCTATCAATTCGACAGAAACTGCCAATATCAGCATAAAGTATGCTCGCGGAGGAACGTCTAAAAAGAATACTGGCGCGAGCCAGAAGAGCACCTCCACAGCAAAATCTTCCGATAGCGGAAAATCTTCTTCCCGCAGCAGCATTCTTTGTTCTGGGGCAAAAGCCATTGGATTGTTTAAGTGAGGTATAGATGATGGATTTGGAATACTATGAGATCTCTGTACCAGACCGAAACGATTCCATTATGCGCGTGAACCTTGACGAAGTATATTACAATCTTCGGCTGACATGGAACGCATACGGCGGTTTTTGGATGCTCAGCATCTATGATGCAGAAATGAATATTATCCTCGGCATGGCGCGGCTCGTGCCGGGGGCAATTTGGAATTTCTACTATCAAACCCAAGGAGGTCCGCCGGGTGTCCTTGGCGTTGAAACGGAGCAGGAAATAATCGGCCGCAATGATTTTGTGGACGGAAAGGCAAAACTGCTATACCTTCCCGCAAAACAGCTTGGAGTGTAACAGATGGACATCTGGGATAGACAGTACCGAGTAAGAATCGGGAAAAATAATTCTGTCGGTCGTGAAATCGGAAAGCCCAACGAAAAAACGAAGAGGGCTATCCGATGTTCCTTTTCCTGCGAAATTGGTGATAGTTCAAGTTCTAATACGGGGAAAATCACACTTTGGAATCTGGCAGATGAAACCTTGCGCCTTTTGGAGCAGGAAGATTGCCTGATTGAGCTGCGCGCTGGATATGGTGATGACCTGCCCGTTATTATGGGCGGTTCTTTGACGTGCTTTGAAACGGAAACAAACGGAGCGGACCGGCAGACCACAATTGAGTTTGTGGACAGCTTTACATCCGCACGAGATACAACGGTGAGCCTGAGTTATTCGGGCGTTGTGAACGGAGAAAAAATCGTCAGGGATGTTGCCCAGGAAATGGGATGTGAAGTCAAACTTTCTCCCAAGGCCAAAATGATCGACTTTAAGAATTTTGCTTTTGTTGGCACAGGAAAGACGCTTATCGGGCGGCTGTGCGATAGAAGCAAACTTCGCTGGAGTGTTCAGAATGGTATTATTCAGATATGCGCACTGGATGAACCGCTAACGATGGCGGCTTATGTCCTTTCGGCCGATTCCGGCATGATTGGTTCACCGAAGCCTTTCTTTGAATCCGCATCGACCAGCAGCAAATCTTCAACGAGTAAGAACGCGAGTTCCAATACGACCAAAAGAAAGGCCAAGAAAGGCATTGAGGTTACGTATTGCCTGAATGGCCATATTCAGATTGACGATTATGTGAAAGTAGAATCCCGAGAGGATAAGGGAAACTACCGGGCGTCAAAAATCAGGTTCATTGGCGATACGGAGGGCGACGATTGGCAATGCGTTGGGCAATTTGTGGAGGTGAAATAGCGTGGATCAGGACTTCCGCGATGCAGTCGTGAGCATCATCGACCAGTACATGAGGGATAATATCCACACCTCGGCACCTGCTAAGGTTGGTAACGTGTCCGAAAATTTCACTGCTGAACTAACGCCGGATTTGAAAGTAACGACCGATGATGATAGGGAAGTACCCTACCCTAAAATTTCGGGCACGGTCATCCTGATGCCTACTGGAGCCGGTGGCACAATCGGGTTTGCCTTTCCCGTGCATTCTGGAGATGGCTGCGTTGCCATTTTCGGAGAGGGTGGCTCCGGAACAGATCTGAAGTGGGATTTATCCAATGCGACCTTGTTGCCGGGCTTGCCTGCATCGTCCAGTGAGCAGGTCAAGCGTGCCGGCAGTGAGGATGCAGCGGTCATGTTTGCACCGACCGCGACCATCACCGTCAAGAAAGACAGCATCGAACTGAAAAAGCAAGACACAACCATAACCTTGAAAGACAGTTCCGTCTTTGTTCAAAGAGGCGGTTCTAACATCGAGGTGACGGATGGCAGTACCAAAATCACCACTCCGTTGCTTGATGTTACCGGCAATACGGAAATCAAAGGCAACATTCAGGTGCAAGGAAACGTGAACATTTCTGGCACGCTGGTACTTGGTGGCATCGTAATGAATACGCATACCCATGCTGGCGTACACGGAAAGACAGGAGGCCCGCAGTAATGGCTTTAAAAGACCTTGCGCTTGCTACTGATGGAGATTTACTTATCAACGACGCAGGCGATTTTGAAATTATCGATGCAGTCAAGCAGGGGGTTCAAATC